ATAAGGTAGGCTCTTCGAGAGCTTCAGCTTGACGGCTCTCGGACGTCCGCTACGTGTGAGGTGTTCGTCATCAACAGTTTGGCTACTGTCTTGGTTCCACAACCCGGGCAGAGTCTGCCGAGCAGAGGTGACGAGACACTTCATGAGGGCTTGCCAGTCGTTGACCACATTTACAGGTGGTTTGGCAACTGGTACAAAACCGCGGGTTTCCCAGCGGTGCAGATCTTCATTCCATGAATCCCTTGTAAGGGGCTCATAGGATGAGATCCGGCCCAAGATGGGGCTCGTCTCTTCTACCACAGGGTATATACCCCGAAGTAGCGTGCCGATGGATTCATCCATCGATACGGCGGTCTTACGCATGCCTGATTTGTAAAACAGGTTACGCGTTGCAACCGTTGAGACAAGCTCATCCACGTCGCGCCGTGACGTAGGGAACGCTTTCCGGACTTTGACGATGGATACGTCATAGCCCCTCCAGTATTCCTTACCGCAAGACTCTCTGAACTCACCAGTCCAGAAAGACTTGGAGCGATTGACTTTCAACCCGAAGGTTTCAAGTCCATCGATCACGGCTTCAGCCGTGTCCACGGGAACGATGATATCGTCACCGTAGACGCGCACCGAGCCCTTCAGTCGTTGAATAGACTGTCGGGTGACACGCTGAGACGATGCACTCAGGATCCGCTCGACGACAATGGCCGTAAAGACCATTGCCTCGATTGGAAAGGTGAGTGCAGAACCCATCGACGCAAACTTCAGCAGAGGGATTACCTCTCCTGAAGGGAGCTGGACACGTGTGGATCTGCAAGCTTGAATTCCCTCGAGAAATACGGGGAAATCAGCGAACATATCTTCCACAATCCAGTTGGCGACGCGATCACTCGCTTCACTCAGATCGAGTGTTGCGAGTGAACCATCTGAAGATCCAATCCGGGCCATCTCCTGGTTAGGAGTCTGGTCCGAAAAGCCCAAGAACCTGTCGGTCATTGGGTGGGCTTCAAGATGCTCGCGAAGAGGGATCGACAATGCCTGCTGTATGTACTGCATAACAGTAGGCTCTGCCGATATCAACCGAGGCTTCGTCAACGTCTTCGGAACAGCAATCAGTTTTGCTGGTTGCTCTTCCATGGGTGAAATGAACTCAGTCTCCTCATACTGGCTTGCATATGACCAGTTCGGAATGCCATATTCCCCAAAGGGAAATAGGTACTCTAACCGGTCATGCCAGTAGAGATGGTGCCATTTCCGATTGCCCATAAGGCCATCGGCAGTTGCACCGGGACCATGCTTGGGGATCAGCTCACCTCGAAGGATTTCTCCTTCCAGGCGACACAGCTGATCACCGTAAAGCATGACCGCTACCTTGCGGACAGCGTCGAGCCGACCTCCGAAAAGGATGTCAGCCCGGCTGTCTANGAAAGGGCGGTCGAGTTCACCGTCCACATCGACGAACGACGCGATGCTCTGCTCAATCCGGAGATCGGAACAAAGTTCCTTCTCCTTCGAGAACATGTAGCAAAGCTGTCGAATCCCTCTGATAGCCATTGCAGCCCGCTCCTCCTCCTCCGGGGTAGAGAACACCCGGAGGGAGGGCAAGCACTGCTCTGCCGTCTTCCGATCTCTCAGAATACGGTCAGTGGCACCAGAAGGATCTGGGGACGTGATCGACCGGAAGGTCGTCCAGTCCTCAGACGTGATGTGCGTGTCTTCATCGAACACGAGGTCGAGGAGCTCACCGAGAAATTTCGGAAGCCCCCCATCGCCATTGATGCGAGTAATGGGTAGCCATTCACCGCAGTCGTCCTCATCCATGACGTAGTCATAGATGGTGACGCTGTGGCGGCGACGCCCAAACCCGCGAAAGGCGGTGGAGTCGACATACCCAGCTGCAAGGGACTTTTCGAAGTCCTTCGCAAACTGGGGCAGGGTGACCCGAAGAAAAGAGTCACCCTCTCGTGCTACACGACTGCAGGCAGTTTCTGCACTGCGGTCAGTGGTGCTGACTGATAGCTGCTCTCCAATTTCTTGAAGAGCAATCAGCCAGAGCTCACATCGGCTTTTCAT